CTCGCGTGAATTTCCGCGAAATTCGGGGCCCGGGGTAATCGCCCCAAAACAAGAAAAAACGCCATTTCTGGCGCTGAAATTTGCCTTTGTAGTTCAATCGGCAGAACCGCCGTTTCATATGCGGCTAATCGCAGTTCGAATCTGCGCGAAGGCACCACATGATGCTCAAATGATGAAAGGAGATCGCATGAATACTGAAATGAATCTTCAGCGGATCAGCATCGATAAGCTGAAACCCGCAAAATACAATCCCCGAAAGGATCTCAAACCCGGTGACCCTGCCTATGAGAAGATCCGCCGCAGCCTGAATGACTTCGGCTATGTCGATCCCGTGATCTGGAACGAGGTGACGGGCAACATTGTCGGCGGTCACCAGCGATACAAAGTCCTCAAGGCTGAGGGCGTGACGGAGATCGACTGCGTTGTCGTGCACATCGAAAACCCGCAGGATGAAAAGGCGCTGAATATTGCGCTGAACAAGGCTGTTGGTGAATGGGAGCCAAAGGCGCTGGCTGAACTTCTGCAGGATCTGCAGCTGTCCGGTTATGACCTCGGCGCTACCGGCTTTGATGCCGCTGAGGTGGACGACCTCTTTTCCAAGGTACATGACAAGGCCGTCAAGGATGATGACTGCGATCTGGATGCCGAAGAGGTCACGCCCTTCGTACAGAGCGGTGACATCTGGACGCTGGGCAGACATCGCATGGTCTGCGGCGACAGCACCAATGCAGATGACGTTGCGACCCTGATGGACGGCATGAAGGCAAACCTTGTTGTTACCGATCCGCCCTACAATGTGGCGTATGAATCCGCTGATGGCAAGTCAATCCAGAATGACAGCATGGCGGATGAAAAGTTCTATGAATTCCTGCTGGCGGCTTTCCGCAATATGGCTGCACATATGGCGGAAGGCGGCAGCGCCTACATCTTCCATGCGGATACCGAGGGACTCAACTTCCGCAGAGCGTTCAAGGAAGCGGGTTTCCATATCAGCGGCGTGTGCATCTGGGTAAAGAACTCCCTTGTGCTGGGCCGTTCTCCGTATCAGTGGCAGCATGAGCCGGTGCTCTATGGCTGGATGCCCAATGGCAAGCATCGCTGGTTCTCTGATCGCAAGCAGACCACCATCTGGAATTTCGATAAGCCCAAGCGCAGCAAGGATCATCCCACCATGAAGCCTATCCCGCTTCTGGCATATCCCATCAAGAACAGTTCCGCGCCCAATGGCGTGGTGCTGGATCTGTTTGGCGGAAGCGGCAGTACGCTCATGGCATGTGATCAGACCGACCGCATCTGCCGCACGATGGAACTCGATCCCCGCTATGCCAGCGTAATTGTTCTTCGCTATGCTGCCGAGCATGGCGCTGACGGCATTACTGTACTTCGGAATGGCGAAACCATTCAGCTTGCAGACCTGATTGATGATAAAGAATAAGCACCACATCCCCGCGAAAGGAGGTGAGCCCATTGGCTACCAGAGGAAGAAAACCCAAGCCTACAGCACTCAAACTGCTGGAAGGCAACCCGGGCAAGCGCCCGATCAACGAAAACGAACCAATCCCGCCCAAGGGAACAGTCAAATGCCCGACATGGCTGGAACCGGAAGCAAAAAAGGAATGGAAGCGACTGGCTCCCTCCCTTGAAGCAATGGGTGTGCTGACGCAGGCAGACTTGACGGCCTTCGCCGGCTATTGTCAGGCATACGCGCGATGGAAAGAGGCTGAAGAGTTCATCACCAAGCATGGATCGATCTTTCAGACGCCTTCCGGGTATGTACAGCAGGTTCCGCAGGTCAGCATCGCCCAGCAGAACCTAAAAATCATGCAGTCCTTTTGCTCTGAATTCGGTCTTACGCCGGCAACCCGCGCCCGTATCATTGCAAATGGCGGCGGCAAGGATGATGCCGCATCGGAAGATCCGATGGAAAACCTCCTGAAGGGAGGCTGGTAATATGGCGTTTGACGAGCGAAAAGCACAGCGAGTCACGCGATTTATCGAGGCTCTCAAGCACACTAAGGGCGAGTTTCATGGAAAACCGTTCCATCTGTTGCCTTGGCAGGAGAAGATTATCCGGGATGTTTTCGGTACTGTACGTGATGAAGACCCCACAATGCGCCAGTATACAACCGCTTATGTTGAAATCCCGAAGAAACAAGGCAAATCAGAGCTCGGCGCCGCGATTGCCCTCAATATGCTGGTGAACGATGACGAGTGGAAGGCTGAGGTTTACTCCTGCGCTGCTGATCGCCAGCAGGCTGCGATTGTCTTTGATGTCGCTGTCGATATGGTCAAGCAGTCCCCGGCGCTCATGAAGCGCATCAAGATCATTCCTTCCACCAAACGCATGGTCTACCAGCCCACCGGCAGCATCTATCAGGTGCTGTCATCTGAAGTCGCAACCAAACACGGTCTGAATGTGTCTGCATGTATCTTTGACGAGCTACATACACAGCCGACCCGTGCGCTATATGATGTCATGACGCAAGGTTCCGGTGATGCCCGAAAGCAGCCACTGTGGTTCTTCCTCACGACTGCCGGCACTGACCGCAATTCGATCTGCTGGGAAGTGCATCAAAAAGCTGTCGATATCATCGAAGGACGCAAACACGATCCGCGTTTCTATCCCGTCATTTTCGGTCTGCCTGATGATGCAGACTGGACAGATGAAAGCAACTGGTACAAGGCCAATCCGTCGCTCGGAGAAACCATTTCTATAGACAAAGTCCGGGATGCGTACAGAAAAGCCTTGGAGACGCCTGCTGACGAAAACATGTTTCGCCAGTTGCGTCTCAACCAGTGGGTCAAGCAGTCCATCCGCTGGATGCCTATGGATAAATGGGATGAATGCGGACGGATTGTTGACCCGTATATGCTGGAAGGCCGACCATGCTATGCAGGACTCGACTTGTCCAGCACCTCCGACCTTACGGCGCTGGTGCTGGTATTCCCGCCGACCACCGAGGAGGAGCCCTACTGGGTTCTTCCTTTTTTCTGGCTTCCGGAGGAAACGCTCTCCCTGCGAGTGCGGCGCGATCATGTGCCGTATGACCAGTGGGAGCGCATGGGCTTCATCAAGACCACCGAGGGAAACGTCGTCCATTACGGCTTCATCGAGCAGTTCATCTGCCAGCTGGGCGAACGGTACAACATCCGCGAAATCGCCCATGACCGCTGGAATGCTACCATGATGGTGCAGACGCTGGAAGATGACGGCTTCACGATGGTACCCTTCGGGCAGGGCTTCAAGGATATGTCGCCGCCTACCAAAGAACTGATGCGCATCGTGCTGGAACACAAGCTGGCACACGGCGGTCATCCGGTTCTCCGCTGGAATATGGACAATGCCTATGTGCGCACCGACCCGGCCGGCAATCTCAAGCTGGACAAAGAAAAATCCACCGAAAAGGTGGACGGCGCGGTTGCGCTGGTGATGGCGCTTGACAGAGCGATGAAGAACCTGAGTTCCGGTGATTCGGTCTACAACCATCGCGGGCTGCTGGTACTGTGAGGTGAGTCCATGCCAAGAAAACCCAAACGACCGTGCCGGTATCCGGGCTGTCCCAACCTGTGTGACAGCGGCGTGTACTGCAAGGAACATGCCGGATTCAGCGGCGACAGAATCAGAGGGAACTCTGCCGAGCGTGGCTACGACAGCAAATGGCGCTCTGCTCGGGCGCTTTTCCTCAAAAAGAATCCGCTCTGCATCAAGTGCAGAGAAAATGGGAAGCTGACGCCGGCAACTGTTGTTGACCATATCATTCCGCACCGGGGAGATCCCGTTCTTTTCTGGGATCGAAGCAATTGGCAGCCGCTTTGCAAAGACTGCCATGACCATAAGACAGGAAGCGGCCTGTAATCATGAAGGAAGTGAGAATCATGAAGAATCCATTTGCCCGCTTTTTCCATGCGCGGGACAAGCCCACTGATGCTGTATCGTCTGCGCCAACCTTCTACTTCGGCACAAGTGCCTCCGGCAAGGCGGTCAATCCGTCCTCGGCTATTCAGGTGTCTGCTGTGTATGCATGCGTTCGCGTCATTGCAGAGACAATCGCCAGTCTGCCGTTTCATGTGTATGAATCCACGGAAGACGGAAGCCGAAAAGCAACCGAGCATCCGCTGTACAGACTGATCCACGATGAACCCAACAAGGAAATGACTTCGTTCATTCTCCGGGAGACGCTGATGTCGCATCTTCTGCTGTACGGCAATGCCTACTGCCAGATCGTGCGCACCGGCAGGGACAAGATTGACAGTCTTTATCCGCTGATCCCCGATAAGATGGAGGTTGATCGCGATGCGGGCGGCTTGCTTATGTACACCTACACGACCAGCGACGGCAAACGCTGGAGGCTAGATCCGAGGGATGTGCTGCACATTCCCGGTCTGGGCTTTGACGGCATTATGGGCTACAGTCCCATTGCGCTGGAAAAGTCGGCTATTGGTCTGGGCATCGCCGCCGAGGAATATGGCAGCAAGTTCTTTTCCAATGGTGCGCGTCCTTCCGGTATCCTGACGCATCCGAACAATGTCAAAGACCCGGCTGCGCTGAGAGCCAGCTGGAATGCTGCATACGGTAGTTCCTCCAATGCCAGCCGTGTTGCTGTGCTGGAGGAAGGCATGACCTTCGTTCCTCTGAGTTTGCCGAACAACGAAGCGCAGTTTTTGGAGACACGAAAGTTTCAGGTTTCCGAGATCTGCCGCATCTTCCGAGTGCCTCCGCACATGATCGGCGATCTGGACAGGGCTACCTTCAGCAATATCGAGCATCAGTCCATCGACTTCGCTGTCCATACCATCCGCCCGTGGCTCGTCCGTATCGAGCAGGCCATCAACCGCGCTCTTTTCTCTGACAAGGAGAAAGGGCGCTTTTATGTGCAGTTTAATCTGGACGGTCTCATGCGTGGAGACTACAAAAGCCGCATGGAAGGCTATGCCATCGCTAGGCAGAATGGCTGGATGTCTGCCAATGACATCCGTGAACTGGAGAACATGAACCCCATGACGGACGATGAAGGCGGCAACGCCTATCTGGTCAACGGCAACATGATCCCGGTCAACCTTGCCGGTATTACAGCATTCCTTTCTGCTGCAGCTTCGCTTGAGCAGGATGAAACCGGTACAGATGAGCCTGCTGAAAACACACCCAATCAAGAAGAAACACCGCCAGCTGAGGACAAGAAACCAGCCAAGCGGCGAAAACCGAAAGGAGTGAACGCACCTTGAACCAACTGACACTGGGCAGTCTTTTTGACGGCATCGGCGGTTTTCCGCTGGCGGGCATCAAGTCGGGCATCAAGCCCGTCTGGGCGTCTGAGATCGAGCCGTTCCCGGTGCGTGTTACGCAGAAACGACTGCCCGATATGAAGCATTACGGC